GGAATTGGCGCAGTCGATTTTGACCGGATTGCGCAAGGGATTTTAGACCAACACGAGAGCCCGGGCTACCCTACAAACCACCGATATGAATAGTGAGCAACCACCGTCAGGAACAGCACGAACCCGACCCGCCGAACCTGGTGCCAAGTCATGGCCTCAAAACCCGCCATAGCGCCTGTATGGCTTCGATCACATCGGTCGCCTTGGCGTGGGCGAGCCCCGCTCCCAAACCCGCCAGCGCCACGCTGAAAGCCTTGTTCCACACGTCCTGTGCGTCGTGTTTCTCCGCGTGCTCGTCGATCGTCTCGACGTGTTCCGCCTGGATCACTTCGAGACGTGTCAGCCGTTCCACGGTCATCAAATCGTGCTGCGAGGGATGATGCCACGACTGCGAGTTTCGTGCTGATCTCTGCATCCATGGGTCCTACCCAGGTTTAGCGTTGGACGCGACGACGGCGGGCTTCGGGCAGTCGGCTTTGTATACCGTCTCTTTGCCGGTAACGATGGTGTCGATCCGGCTCGACTGCGCCGCGATCTGACGCTGCGTCTCGCAGGTGTCAGCCTTCGACGGCTTCACATGGCCTATCGCCTTGGCGGTGTCGGCAGCACTAGTCAGCCCGATAATTGGGGTTGAGCACGCCGGGAGCGCGAGGATCAGAAGACTTGCGAGCGGCAGTATCTGCCTTTTTGGACACAGCGGCATTGTTGGCCTCGATCTTGGTTGCGAGCTTTTCAGCGCCCTTCTTTTGTTCACGCAACGCAAAACCGGAAACCAACGCAACAATACCGATGCCGGCCGAAACATAGCGGCCGAGAGGGGAAAGCAGGAATGCGAGCATATCACTTCGCCTTCGTGGGTAGGTACGCCTGCACGTAGGGCAGCAGCAGCGGCAGGATCACCAGCAGGAAGCCGGGTAAGGCCAGCTTCGGATTGGCCGATGCCCATGTCGCGAACTCTTGCAGCGCCCCGCCGATCTGCTTTACGCCCGCCATCATGTCGATGGCATCGCCTCCAGACTTGGAGATCGACGGCAGGACCGGAACGGCCTGGTTGACCGCCGTAGCGCCGCCGCCGACGACGGTAGCGATCTGCAGCGGCGTCATCGGCTCTTTCGGCACATCCACTTTCTGCGGCATCGGAGCGGGCTCGTCGCGACTGGCGAACATCGCCGCTTCCTTCGCGCGGCGGATGGTGAGTCCGCGCAGAACTTTGCCGCCGGCCTTGTTCCACTTCGCGAACTCGGCACACGCGCCGGCATTATCGCCTGCGTTGAGTTTCTTCAACAGCGCCGACTTCGCGAGCGCTCCGCTGCCGAGGTTGTAGGAGAACGATATCAGCGCGTCACGCTGGCCACGAGTGATGTCCACCGTCACCAGCCTGTTCACCGCCGCCTCGTGGGTGGCCAACTCTCGGCGTAGCGCGTCCTCAGCTTGCTCACGCGTCCACACGTCGCCCATCTTCACGCCTTCGGTGCAGCCGAACCCGATAGTGACCACGCCGGCCGGGCACAGATAGGCAGTGCAGCCACCATCCGGCAGCGCCGTGTGATAGCCTTCGAACTCGCAGATCATCGCGAGCCCTGCGTCTGACAGTTTCATGCGTGCGCCACCGTGTGCAGCAGGCCCGTCATCTGCTCTTCTAGCCTGGAGAGGCGAACAGACAGCGTGCCGTTGTTGATTTTCTCGATTTCGAGCGCAGCCGTCAGGCCGATGATGATCTGCTTCACGTCGCTCGAAAGATCGGCTGGAACTGACGCAACGGTAACGGCCGGAGACGGCTCGAACACCGGGAACGCTTCGACGGGAATGATCTGCACCACGTCGGGAGGCGTGGCCCACCGCTGCACTTCGGACATAGGATCGGCGCCCTCTACCGCATCCATGTAGAGCTTGGAGCCGTCGCGGCAGGTCAACTCATATTTCATGCGAAGTCTCCGACCAGTGAGAAATCAACCGTCGTCATGTCGGCAACCGTCGTCCCGCCACCAGCGGCTACGCCTGTGGTCGTGAGCACGAAAGACCCGGCCGCCTTGCTGCTGATCTTGATGCCAGCATAGAGATACGTGCCGGACGGCACGGCTGACGCCACCACGGCATAATCGGCCGTAGAAAGATCGTTGTTTATCGTGACCGTATAGGTGCCGGCCGCCGTGCGCGTGATGCTCGTGATGTTATATGATGCGGCCAACGAGCCCGCGCCTGCAAACGACCCCCACGCCTTTGACACGCCTGGGTGATACTGCATCCGGCCGGCGACGACAGCGCGATCAACGGCTGTCGCGGACTCAAGTTCCGCTTGGGTCGCGCGCTGCAAGATGCCGGGTGCGCTGTCGGTAGAGGCGAGATTGTTCCAGGCGCTCGCGCGGTACTGGAACCACGTAGACGTGCCCTTATCGTAGACGGTCCAGCCGCAGTTTGACGACGGGCGAAAAATGTTCCAGTTCGACGCCCCGTCGTAGACTACAACGTCGCCATCGGCACATGCCGGCGTGGTCGAGGTGAACCCGCCAGACGGCGTTCCGATGATCACATAGGCATTGCCCACAAATGGCGACACGGGCGGGCTCGTGACCTGCGCCTCGACCACAAAATGCCTCGTGGCATAGATGTTGCCGTTGATGGTTGCGCGCCACGATACGCCATCGGAAACCAGCGTGGCAACGTCGCCCTTGTTGAGCAGCACGAGGACCTTGCGCGCTCCGTCGATGCCGGATGTCTTGATCAAATCAGAACCGGCCGACGCGATCATGACGGCACCCGATGCTCCATCGTGCCGTAAGGTCACGGGAGTGCCCGTCACACCGGACGTGTTGACAGCCGGCAGCGTCACCTGAAACGACCCGCCAGACGGATCGCAGGCATAGATTTTGTTCAGCAGATCGCCGGCTGCTAGCGTGGTCGCCGCCGTGATGCTCGAAACGGTATAGGTTACCGTCGTTGACGGCGTGGTCAGAAACGCCGCCGTGCTGAGCGCACCCGATACGTTGTCGTGCGTCCACAGCAGCACGCCGTCGCCGTCCTTCGCGACGATCTTGTATGATGCGGTGCCTGCATAAATCATCACCCGAGCGCCGGAATTACTCGGATATCCAGCATCGTCACACGTCACCGACGTTCCTAGCACCGACGACAAACCGGCGTTGGAATGAACGGTTTTCGGGTTATCAGTCCCGGCATCGAAGAAATAGACCACCGCGCCAGGAACGGCGTTATGATCTGAGTCCGTGACCCGGAATCCGGGAGGGAAAACGGCGATGCTGTCGGTCATTGGTCACCGTAGAGAGCGTTAGGTGATTGGTTCATGGCGCCAGCGGCAGCGCCGCCGGCCATCGGGCCTAGGAGGCCGTATTTGCGAAGGATCTCGATCGTGGCGGGATCAAACACGACGTAATTGCGGGAACCCTCACCAACACCCCTAGAGAATCGGTCTAGGTAACGGATGCCGGGAATACCCTTCTCTTGCAAATATGCCGAAGACTTTTCAGGTTTTCTAAAACCTGCGTTACCTTTATTGAACTCTGGGCCAGTAAACTCTTTATTGAATACGCTAGCAGGATCGCTTACGTGGTTTTCTATCAACGCCCGTGCGCCTTCTGGCGTTGAGCTTCTCCCTTTAAGTACTCCATTAGCAAACGCGTGAAATTCTCCACGCTTGTTTGGCACAACGCCTGCCACTGCCGAACCATTAAGCAATGCGGTGCTTGTTCCGTCTCGATTTTCTATCCATGTTATGCCGCTCGCAAGCGCTTTTTTGACAAAGCTGCTTTGTTCATGCATCGGCTTATCCCAGTCCAGGAAGTGCTCGGGGTCTGCTTTGATATTGACCTCGTACATGCGCCCGCCGTGATGGGGGGGCTTATCGCCGTTCTGAAACCGCTCTATCGCCTTCTCCATCGCCGCCACGCGCGGGCCTGTGATCGTGTTGAGCTTCGAACCATACGGATAAAGGCGTCTGCGTTCATCCATCAGCCAGCCTGCGGGGTCGGAGGGGCGCTCATGCACCGCAGTCCACATGTGATAATCTGGACTTGAATTGTCGATGCGCACCGATGACAACGTATCCCGATAGTACTGGGATACCCCTTCATTCTCTGAAAAGTAGAACCCATGCCCGTAGGCCTGCGCCCCCTCACCTGTTCCGATCTTCGACAGGTCGAACTTGTCGAAATCGTGCGGGGACCCGTGATAGGCCCGGATGCCCTTCGCCTCTTGCTTTGTCACTTGACCAACGGCCTTGGCGCCGGGAAACGGCAAAGCCGTCATTGCCTGTAGGATGCCCATGCCTCCCATCGTCGGGCTTCCGAGTTGATATCCAGTGTGCGCCGTATCTACGCCTTCTGAGAACTGCGCCGGCAAGTTCAGCGGGTTTTCCGGCCCTGCCAGGTGACGCACACCTGCGGCCTGCTGCGCATTCGCGTCGGGGCCGTATATCTGATCCGTCAGCCAGTTCGGCAGCTTCCGATACCACGGCTCGTCATACGCGCGCATCTGTGGCTCTTGCGGGCCAGACACGAGCGCGTTTTGCCCGCGATACTGTTGAGGGATGCCGTAACGCGCGTTGTCAGCCATGGGGATTCTTTGCTAGGCGGGAGGGATGCTGTACTCACTCGACGCCGCAACATCAGTTCCGTGCGTTCCTCCGGTCACCGAACGGCAACCGGTTGTGCTGTTCTTTGTTGGTCATGCGATCGACTATCGATCACGCTCGGCTCTGCGGCGTTCATCATGTTCTGCCCCACACGATAAAGGGCGCGCTTTACCTCTGAAGATGCTCTTTCCTGACGAGCGTAGCGAATGAGCGCGGCGGCGATCTGATTGCGTTCCACGCCCTGCGCCATCAACATTCTCGCGGCGTCCTCGGCAACGATAAGCGATCGCTCATGCAGGAAGTTGCCGGATAACGCATTCAGCGTTTTTCCGAGCAGACTTTTCACTTCACCGTACAGCGTTTCCTTTGTCCCCAGGTAGTCGCTCGGCTTCTGATTGGGCGCCATGTAGCGCTTCTGCGCCGCCGTTCGTTCGGCCGTAACCGAGTTTCCGAGCACCTTCTGCCGCGTGCCCTCGAACACGCCCTCTGTGTCGAGCCTGTTGGTGAGCCGTTCTGGCTGTACTCTCGTGTAATCTGTCGGAGAGCCATACGCCTGATTGATTGAGCGCGAGACTTCCGGTTGCGTCGTCTGGCTGCGCGCTAGCGGCGTTCTGTCGGTGATGATCGCCAGCTTTTCGCGCGCATAGTCAGACCCGAGCTTAGCGCGAGCGGCGCTATCGCCGTTCGATCCGAATGTTGTAGCGCTCTGCCCCATGATGTCGCGCACTTGGCCGCGAGCGCCTATCTCATATCCAGAGCGCCACATGGCCGATTTTGATTGCAGGTCAGCACGCATTTGATCTGGATGCGTGCCGTTGCTGAACGCCTTTTGTCCTTCGGCGAGCCCTTCGCGCAATTGCAACCAAGCTCCTGACTGCTCGCGGGCGATCGCCCAATCCCCCTTCTGCGGATTCCCATTGATGTCGAGAACAGGATTTCCGCTGCCGGTTCGCGGCTGGATGATCGCGTCCACCTCATCAACCAGCGACTTGTTGAGCTTCGAATAGATGCGGAACTCGTTTGTTCCTGGCTTCAGGTTGTCAACATAGTCGCCAAGCGCCCGCTTGATGTAGTCGATCCCGCGTCCGGTGTTTATGACCTGCGTCAGGTCGATTCCTTCCGCATGGGCGAGTTCAAATGCCTTGCGCCCAGCGGACTCAGGCACGCGATTGATAATGTCGATCAGCGCATCGGTAGGCTTGACCTCGGTCTTGTAGAACGCGTCATAAAAAGGCTTGGCGCGCTCGCTACCAATGCGGCGCGCTTCTCTTTCTGCAACAACTAAGTCCTGCGCAGGCCCAAGAACTAGGTCCGTATCCGCCGCGATGCGATCCTTTGCGCCGGCCCGGCGCCCTTCCGATACGTTTCGGCCCAGCGTCTCTGTAATCAGCTTTTTCCCAGGCCCCGGCAACGATGCGATGCCGCCCGCTTCTGATGCGAGGTTCGGTCCCATATCTGCCAATGTCGCTTCTGGTCCGAGGCGCATGGCCTGCGTGTCAAAAGCATTCGGCGCCGCCATGTTCGCCCCTCGCGCCGGGTCTATCACCGCATCATCAACGGCGGCCTTTTTTACGTTCTCGACTGCTGTCTTGGAGAACGGTAGAAGCGGCTCCGGTGTCGGCGCTAGCTTCTGCTTAGCGTACCCAACGGCATTCGATAAGCCTCTGATGACAGGCGCCGACATGACGCCGAGGCCGCCACCTATAGCTGTACCGATCAGCGCATTAACGCTACGCTCTCCAATGCTATTTCCTTCGCCGGCTCCGTGCAGACCGCCATAGATTGCCCCGTTTACAAGAGCATTGGCCGCCTGCGGGACAATCGTCTCGCCGCGCATCGCCTGCACCATGGGCAGCGCACGCGCCGCCGCGCCGCCGCCCGCCAACTTGGCAACGTCCGCGTCCGTTACGTTCCATCCCGCATAAGGAATGGTGAATAGGTGGGTTTCATTGGACGTGCTCGCGCGGTCTAGCGCATCTTGATACGCCTTCGACTCGTCGTAGGGCGCGCCGTAGGCGCCGCCTGTTGCCATGTGGACCAGAGACGAAGTTGCGGCGTTGGCTTCGTCGGCCCATGAGCCGAGGACCGGCACGCCCTGTGCCACGTTGCGCGCCCGGTCAAGCACATATTGGGCATCTCCATCGCGCCCCTTTCGCTCCTTCGCGACATAGGCGTCGGCCCATTGCCGAAGCGCCAGCTTTCGACTTGCTGGCGGCAGCTTGGCAATTTCGGAACGAACCTTTGCTACGGGCTGATCAAAGTCGATGTTGAACTTTGGCTCGCCAAGCTCAAAGCCGGGCGGCGGAGTCGTGCCCGCAGCGGATGGCCCGACAATTTGGAAACCCGGCGGCGGTGATGGTTCTGCCATTAGTGCACCGGAACCCATTCTTTCCCGTCAAATTCGATCAGTTCGCCCGTTTTTGGATTATGGGCACGAGGTCGCGCTTGCGGATTTGGCGACGCTGATGTGGGCTGCTGTGGCTGTGGCGCCTTTCCTTGCAGCTTATCGGAGCCAAGGTGTTCTAGGCGGTCCAGCGCCTCAAGCGCTTTCGGTGTCAGACCAGGAACGTTTACGTCGGCCTTGCCCATACCGCGACGGTAGGTTTCTGTCATGGAGTCGATACGAGACTTAAGAAGCTCGACACCCTGCTTGACCACCTCACGGAGCGCAGCCGGCGACTTGGCAGCATCAATGAGGTGTTCCCATTGCTGCACCTCGGTCAAGCTGCCGCCCGTGCCCTTGAATGCCCTGGTGAGTTCTTCAACCACCGCATTGCGAGCCGTGTTGAACTTCGCCATTGAATTCTGAAGTTCCTTGTTGCCCGTTTGCTCGCCGAGCAGTTGGCGCGCCTTGTTGACCATCGGATAATCTGTATTTCGCAATCCTTCGATCGACTTTTCTAGGGCGTCGAGATGGCCGATTGCCGTGTTGAACGACGTGATGTTCTGCGCCGATTTGCCAGATGTGAAGTCGGCCCTCACTTTGTTTCTGGCGTTGAAGTTGATGGCGTCAAACGTCGGATCGTACTGGCTAACGTGCTCAACCATGCGCTGCCAATATGGGGCTTTCAGCGCCATTCCGTTCGGGAAGGCAACGCGCCCATCAGCGAGCGCGCGCACCTGTGCCGCCGTCTGCTGATCAAGCCCTTCCAAGTATTTTTCGCCAGTTGGAACGCCGACCCCAGGGGGAAGGTTGGATTGCGCTTGACCGCCAGAAGGCGCATTTGTAGGCGGCGATACAGTCTGCGTTCGACGATCGACGAACCCACGGATAGGCTGGCCGAAACGATCGACGCCGGTCGCTTCGAAATGCGGCAGCGTAAGGTTCTCGAGCTGCGCCCTCTTGAGTGCCGCATCGACGGGAATGCTTGCCACCTGCGCCTTCTTCAACTCGAGTTCGGCCAAGTGGCTGGCGGCCTGATCGCGGACGAACGCCAGGCCGTTCTTGTAGTCGCGCGGATCGACGCCGAACTTTTGCAAATTCGATGCGTATTCGGGATGCGAACCAAGCATCTGTTGCCAAGCGGCCTGCTGCTGCGTCGGGTCGTTCCCCTTCAACACGCGATCGGCCATCGCCCCGTGCACCTGCGCCATGCGCATGGTGCGGTTGAACGATGCGTCTTCCTGCTGCGAGGCGTGCGCCTGCGCCTGCATGGCAACTCCCGCAAGGTCGGCGCGGTCATTGGCGATCGATTTGGCTAGAGCGTTGCCGTAGTTCTTGGCCTCCATCTCGCGCCCGACATCCTGCGCCGTGAGGTAGTTCCTGTTATCCTCCATCCCCTTGCGATAACGATCTAGGCCATTGTTGACCGGCGTGAAGTCGAGCAGGGCGTTTCCGGTCGAGTAGGCTGGAAGCTGCATCATGGGCGGCATGGATCAACCCCAGAGCTTGTTGACGGAGCCGTATGCGCCCTGTGCGGCGCGGCCGATGCCACCGGCCATGTTGCCGAATGCGGTACTTCCGTCCTTGGTCGGGGAAAAACCGCCGATCAGCATGCCGCCCAATCCGAGCATGTTCTGCGTGCCGATGTTTCGGCTTCCCGCCATCGCGTTTCCGTAGTTGATAGCGTTTCCGGCCATCTGCTGGCCGTAACCGCTCTCAATGTCGCCCATGCCCTGCGTCAGGCCAGCTTGCGCGCCGGTCGCCTGCATGCCCATCTGGCCCTGACCCTGAATGCGGGAGAGGTACGCATTCCAGTCCTGCGCCCCGCGCTCTGTCTGTGCCCGAGCAACCGCGAGGCTGGCCGTCCCACTATTGCCGTTGCCACGCGCATTGTACTGCCGCATCAACGCATTGTTGGCGTAGTCCGCGTTTGCGTCCCGGAAAGGATCGGAGCCGGCATAGCCCTGCATCGCCGACCTATAGGCGGCAGTGCCGTTTGCACCCGTGGCGTCACCATAGAGCGCATTTGCACGCTGCCCCTGCTGCGCATACGGCTGGTACATGTCGCGCGCCTGGCTGTAGTTGCCGATGGCTGCTGTTCGGCCAGCGCCGAGAGATGCTGTCGCCTGCCGGTTTGCGCTCTGCACATCGTTGCGCTGGTCGTTGCCGAAGAATGAGCCGAAAAACGACATTGCATCACCTCATAGAGATTGCCGCCGCACGGGGCGACGAGGTCGAGGAATAGGCACACCGCACGGTAAGCGGCGATCCGGCCGCCACCAACGCATGCGCGCCGTTGCGGGGTACGTTGTTTGTCGCACTCGTCTGCGTGTAGTCGCTGGTAACGCCAGTCCACGTGAACGTGACGCCAGCGGTCATGCCGGGGTGCGCCAGCGCCATAACGACACCACGCGTTCGCGTGTTGAGGTCGAGAACAGCCGGGCTCGCGGTGCTGGTCGAAGTCGCAACAGGCGTCAGTGACATGATGTCGTATACCGACCACACCGTCATCGACATATTCGTCGCCGTCGCCGTCGCCACGGTCACATCGATGTTGGCCGTGGTGCCAGTCGTTACCAACATGCCGTAGAACGTCGGGTTGAATACGGACCCTGAAAGCTGCGTTGCACTGACGCTGTTGATCTTGACGCCTGTGACTGTCGCGCCGTTGGCCATTACACAAACGATGACGTATCGCCGGCTACCGGCGGTGCCGATCGGGAACGCCGGGAACGGATATGTCGTTACCGTGCCGTTCCCGATCCCCGTCCCCTGATACGTGCATGACGGCGGTTTGCCGCCGATGATCCGCGCGCCCATCAGTGATCGAGATCCGTCGTTCCGACGATCGACACGGCCACGAGTTCCGCCGCCAAATTGGAACTCACCGTGACGACGATCGTAGCGCCGGCCGCAACCGTATTCGATGTCGAGTGCGTCACAACGCTTTCTGTCGTCGTGACGCTATTCGAGCCACCGCCTAGATTCACGCCGTCAACGGCGACCGTTACCGTGCAACTGCCGGTGCTGCACTTCGCAGCGACGCCCGTGACCTTCCACGCCCGCTCGGAAAACTGGACAACCGTATATGCTCGGTTTTCGGCATAATCGATCGTTACGTGTTCTCCGTGCGGCTGCGTGACGCGCGGAATTACAAGCGCGCCATACGCATTGGCCAGTGCCGTGATCGCAGAGGCGTTGTTTGCGATATCGGCTGTGTTCGTGTTGATCGCGGTCGTGTGCGCCGATATGGCCGTCGTGTTCGATGCAATACTGCTGTTTGCAACGCTGATTGCGTTACCGTTGGCGTCGATGCTGCTTTGCAGATTCGTTGCGGTCAAGTTGAGCTGATTGGTCAAAGAGCCGCTTGCCGCCTGAAGCGCCGCCTGAAGCGCCGATTGGCTTGCGCTGATTTGACCGGAAAGATTACTGGCCGTGCTCGAAACGCTTGCATTCGTGATGCCAACGGCTCTGTTGAGCACGTTCGCGCTGTTCGCGATGCGCTGCAACAGCGTGTGCATAACCGGCGTCATCGCTCCCGTTTTCGGGTCCACGACTTGCGCCGATGATGTCGGAACAACGATGCTCATGCGGCGAGTTTCTCAGCCTCGATCGCCGCGCCCATGAAGCCACGCATCACGGCGGCAGAAGCGCTGAACCGGAACGTGATGCCGCTTTGCCGCGTCGCTCCCCATCTCCTAGACACGACCCGCTTTTGATACTCGCCGAGCTTGCCGATCTCGACCGCACGCTCAGTGCCCCAGGTGTTGCCGCCGTCATAGCTGGCGGAAATCATCACCTTGGGGTTGCCGGAATGGGCGTTTTGCTCCGGCGCTTTCCGCCAGGCCAGCAACGCATTTCGCCAGGCCAGAGATTTACCGCGCCACAGCAGCGCGACCGGCGACTCTGGCACGTAGTTTTCGAGTCCGACGCCAGGCACCATGTCGAGATACAGCGCAGACACAGACAATCGATTGGGCCACGCATGCACCGGCGGTGTTATGATCTCGACCACCAGCGGAGACCCTGCCTCGTCGTATGTGTCGGGGTTCATGGTATAGAGCTTGCCAGTCGCATAGTCGCCGGCAATCAGCCTGCCCCAGGCCTCGACCACACTTGAGACGCGCCATCGCGGCAAACCGTAGCTTTGGCGATTGTGCCATAGCTGCGTCGTCAGGTCATAGACCCACGTCCAGCCGGTCCCCGAAATCGCGTAGAAGATGTGCCCTTGGCTGCGCCAGGTCGCCGCCGCAACGCTGGCAATGTTTGTTTCAGCAGCGAGCGCTCGATCTACCGCGAGGTTGCTCACCTTTTCCGCAGTATGGCCATTCAGAACGCGAACCGTCTTGTCATCTGCCACGAATGCGAGTGTTTGATTGACCGCCGCGCACGAGCCAGCCGCCGCGCACCCGACCTGAATGGCATACGTCCGCTCGAACGCGAACGGATCGCCGCCGTTGTCAACGTACCACTCGATCGAGCGCTCGCCGAAAACCACCACATATTGCTGCAATCCCATAGCGCGCACATTGCGATCCGGGCTGCTCTCCGCCGTGGTGTAGGCCAGGCCATCGATCACAAAGGCACTGTCGGTTTCGGTATGACTGACGCGCCCGTCCTGGTGCGTGAATACAAAATACCCATCTGAGAACGCGATCGACGTTGGCGGAATCAAATCCGTATCCCAAGACGCCCTGACCACTCCGCCCTCGATAACAGCGTAATTGCCATCGCACACCACGCCGATTTGAGGCACCGCGCGCCGGTTGCGCGCCATCGTGACGAGACCAGACCCGGCGATGCCGCCGATGTCTGCCGCCGTGCCGTCAGCGCGCACCATGTAGATGCGAGAGCCGGCGACGACATAGACTACGCCGTCAACCTCGATTTCTGCCCTGATCGGTCCGCCTGCCAAGGTCGCGCCGAAGTTCGCAAGCCCGTCGCACGCCCACACCTGCGTCCTGCTTTTCTGCTCGTCTCCGCTGATTTCCGCGTAGCAGTTGAGCAGCCGCGCCGAGCCCGCAGCCGGCGCACGGCCTGGATTGCTCGACAGCCCGAGACTGATCGGCTTAGGAGCCATCAGGACCCGATTATCCCGTGCGTCGTGAGCGCCGCTTGCAGCGCCATGACCCGGCCCGCCAGCTGCGGCAGTGTCACCGTCGCTGTGTCATAGGTGCTGTTTTTGTTGGACGTGCCCGTCATCGGCGTCCACAGTGTCTCGCGCGTGGCATAGCGAATAACGGCCTGTCCGCCTGTCTGGTCGTCGATTTTTGTTCCGCTCGAATTATTCTGAATGTCGTTGAGCAGGATCATCGATGGCTGCGAATTACACTCGTTGTAAATGCCGCGAATAGCCTGGCCCTGCGCATTGATCCGGTTGTCCGTGATGAAACCGCCATGCGCCGCGCCGTTCGTGCCCTGGCGGATCGCCGCTATGACGGCGAATGTTCCATAGGCGTCGATCACGTTGTTTGCCACAACGGTGCCGTCCGCGTTGAGCAGCCTGATCACCTCGGCGCCGGTAAACTGCCCGGTATAATTGCCGTCGACGATCCTGTTCCCGGTCGGGTATGGTCCGGCACTAGCCCCTTCGACGGCCACACCGTAAAGCGCCGTGCCACCTCCAACACAGTCAATAATGACGGTGTTGTAATGCGCCTTCTGAATGATGCCGCATGCCCCACTCTGGCCAGCAACCGACGTTGTCAGGTTCGTCGCCTTCATCCGTACCGTATTGTACGACGTTTCCGGTTGGGCCGACATGGAGTACAGCTGCACAGCGTAATTTTCGCAGCCGTCGACGATCAAATCGCAGATGTTGCGACGCGCGCCGGCCGAGAGATAAAGGGCATGCCGCTTGATCGTTTTAGCGATCAGCCGGACATCGCAATCCGTGGCCGACTCCATAAGGATGCCATACCCCTCCGAGCCGCCATTCACGCCGACAACGTCGTGCGCATAAGCGTTGATTCTCCAGCGCGCGCACGCCGTCGACGAAATCGGACGCAAATGGATGCAGAACGTTGCCTTTGAAACGATGACGTTCTCAAGAATAACATCGGAAACGCCGTCAGCACTTGGAGAAATCAGCCGCTCAACGATTCCGATCGCGTTCGAGCCTTCGACCTCGACATCGTAGAGCCGGCATCCCGTGCCTATGGTAAGGACATTGATACCTGACGTGTTGGTGTTCCGGATCTTGACCCCAACCAGCGTCACACCGGCAGGAAGGATGACGTTGGCATTTACCACATAGGTGCCGCGGCCAATGACCATTCTGGCGCCGGAAGAAAACGCTTTCTGAAGGTTTACGGTATCATTTGTTGCGTTGTCGCCGAGACATCCAAAATCTTCAGGCGACACGATATCGCGGCATTTTTGCAGGAAGCTGCGAACGACCGCTCCCGTTCCTGAGGCCGTGTAATTGCCAAAGACCGGCGTGGCTCCCGACAGCTGGTCGTATGTCGCCAGCGTAGCCGGTCCATCAGGCACGATGACCGGCCCCCCAGGGCGCGCAATCACCTCGATGTTTTTGTTGATGAGCGTTTCCGGAAACGACGCTATTGCCGCCTGCACCTGCGCCCCGGCAAAATCAGACGCCGTTGCAGCGCTGTTCGACGCCGCGCCAAACAACTTTGACGTACCATGCACGTAGGTGCCGTCTGGCTCTTCGTAAAAATCGTGTAGCGTGCGATCCATAGCGGGCCTTATGTGCTGAGTGCCTGGAGAGCGGCGTTCAGAGGTTTAGACCAAGCATCAAAAGTCCGGTGGCATAAATATTGTCGAATGGGCTCACAGGAGGTTTCCGTTAATGTATCTGTTGGAGTTCATGCGACGCAGCGCGTCGTCGACAGCAACCAGCGGCGGCACGACGTATATGGCCGCGATCTTGCGCCAACCGGCTTCCGCCGTGCTCACCAGCTCCGGCGATGCCGGCACCGAAAACAGGGTTGACATGCGGACCGCCAGCATGGCGGTGATCGCGCTCTCGAGTTGCCGGCTGGTGCGACCTTTGAGCCATGCTTGAGACCAACCGTCGAACACGAGATAATCGCCATCCGACCACGCAGTCACAGCGTTGAGCGTGCGTGTGGCTCCATTCGACACCTTGTAGACCTGACCGTTGACGCCAGCAGATGAATTTAGGATTGGCGTGTTCGTTACGGCGTCCCAAAGACCTTGATAAGAAACAGCGTCAATCGTTGCGCCATCCGCCTCCTTCGGAGGCACCCAAAAAGACACGACGCTATTGAGCGTCCAATCACTATGCAGGATGTCAACGCTTTCGTTTCGCCAATCGTGCAGCATCTGATTTAGCAGATAAAGTGAGTCCGCCGCATCATCCGCAGTCGGTTCCTCGCCTACACCTGTCACCATCAATTGCTTGAAGGCAAACCGCACCATGTCGCGGGCAGTGGTCATTCTGCAGTCGCCTCTGGATCAAATTTTTTGCGTCGCTGCTTCGGCTTTTCCGCTGCCTCATCAGCAACGGGTTCGTCAGCCGTGTCCGCAACCGGCGTGTCCTGCCAGCCTTCCCCAGCAGGGACGTCCTCGGGAGAGGCAAATATTTTTGCCTCTCCCTTGCGGTACATGTAGACCCTACGCGGCATTAGGTGCCGCTCACGCGCGTTGCGAGGCGCGGGTCAATAACCTTTCGTCCGTACAGCAGATCGAGACGCCACTTGCTGATGTCGTTGGTGCCGTCGTAGATCGGGATCACTCGAACCGACATGCCCTTGTAACTTTCGCGCGATCCGTTGTAGGCGGCCTGCGGCATTTCCAGCGGCACAAACGCCAGCGCCATCGTGTTCTTGTGATAGGCCATGTTCTGCCGGTATCCGGTCGAAGCCGCGCCAAGCACGGTGATTGCCGCGTTGTCAGCCGGCGCCGCGTTCACGGTCTGGTGCGGTCCAGACGTGATGATCGGCGGGCTGATGCTTGCGGTCAAATTGCCCGAGCCGTCCGACGACACATCGGCGTTGACCACGAACTGCTGCAAAATGCTCGTGACGGCCTTGGTTTTCGAGTTCACCATGAAGACGCCGGCGATGGTAAACACGTCGCCCTGCTTCAAGCGGTTGGCGGCGGCAGCCGTCCAGCCGTCAGTGATGAGAGACTGCGCCCAAGTGTTTTTGGCGGTGTCGTAGGTGACATTCTGCGAAGCGCCGTTGACCAGCGGTGTACCGCCAAGCGGACCGACGGTATGCGTCGGCACAACCTGCGACATCATCGTGCTGACGCCGCCGATCATGCCAAGTTCGCCGTTACGGTAGGCGGAACCGGCCGGCCCCTGCAGATAGAGGGCGGTCTGGCTACCCAGCATGCCCCACTGATCGGCCGGCGACAGCACGGACGTGCGGTCGTTCTGCGGAACCGACATCTCATCGAGACGCTGCGGCGCGAGAGCGAAGTCAGCGAACGAATTGATTACCTGCCCAGGTGTGCCGACCCAATTGTAGACGCCACGGTACATCTGGGTGAGCACGTCGTTTGTCATGTAGTTGATCAGCGAGGACATTGCCGGCTTCATGATGCGCTCGGCCATGTTCTCGACGCTCAACGTCAAATCGGTCGAAGTGAACTGAAAATCGACGCCGACCTGCTGATCGATGGTGAGCGTGGTCTTGCCCTCGATGACGTCCTGCGTGCTCAGCGTCGCGCCGGAACGGACGATGAAGTCCGCCGGACGGCGAATGCTGATCGTGTCGCCCACCTTGTAGCCGTTCACACGGTTCGAAAATTCCTCTTCGTGAGCACGGTGAAGGGTTTTGATGACGCCGAGTTCGTTTTCCAGGATGGCGAGGGCAGTCTTCGCCACCACTGATGCGGTTATGGTCGTATTTGCCATTTGCTATAGTCCTGCGCTTTAAGCGCTCTTCTTCCCGTAGATTATGGCCGACAGTTCCGAGACGGACATGTCTGCCGTGTCCTTGACGGCGGGGCTACGCGAGCCTCCAAGCGTCGGAACGGGCGTGGGAGCTTGTGAAATCCTGCGGACGGGCGGAGCACTGAGCTTCGCTTCGAGCCGCGCGAGTTCGACACCCTGTTCACCTGCCGGCATTCTCGCGATGCGCGCGGCTTCGTTGGGGAAACTCGCAAGATGGGCTGCGATTTCCACGGCAACGGGAGAGTCCGCGATAAATGATGCCCCGAACTCAGTCACGGGGACGCTAGCGAATGCCTGCATCTTCTGATCGATCGACGGATCACGCTCGCGCGCTGCTTCAAGCTTCGCCGTGAAAACTTCGGATCGCCGCGTGGCGGCTTCCTGTGCGGCTCGGCTGGCTTCGTCATAGGTCGCTTCGATCTGCCCAACCTTCACGGCCTTCTCGACACGAAATTCTTCCGTGGCGGTAAAGTCGTTCGGGTCTATCTTGGCCGCACGTTCGTTCAACCGTGCGGAGAGGCGCTGGAGATCGGCCTGTGCCTGTGCGGCGCGTCGCTCGGCCTCTCTCTTGCCTCTGGTCAGTTCGTCGATGCGTTCCTGTATCTTCGAGCGTGGTTTTTCCGTCTTCTCGTCGGTCTTGGCGGCCTCTTCAGGTGTCGCGGCCGGATCTTTCGCAGAATCTTGCGCCTGCTTCGCTTCCGCCGTCTCTGGCGGCTTGGCGGCGTCGGTTGCGGGTTCGCGCAACTCAGCCGGGAGTTCAAACGCAGGACCGTCGTTCGACAACGACTTGGTGGCGCCCGGATTGCCCGGTGCGGAGGACGTTTCAGTCATGATTTATCGTTCCTTGGCGCTCGATGGAGCGGAGTACGCACAGCACTAATCGGGATCGGTCGCGCCCTCGGCTCGCTCGTGGGCGGCGGACTCTTCGGCCATCTCTTGTTGACGGCCCTTGAAATGGGTGTCGGTAACATGCTTGGAGACCGCGATCCGGTGCCCAGCCACGTCCATCGTCGCCCTGTGGCCGAGTAGGTCTATCTCGGCATAAACCTTGCGGGTTTCGGCCCTGACCTTCTCGATTTCCTCAAGCTTAAGCTGTTCGTCCAGCGGATGCACCGGCTGCTCGCCGTCGACCTGCTCGGGCTGGACGAGCTTCTGCGCCTCTGCCATCACCTTTTGCGCCTGCGCCTGCTTGAGCTGCACTTCAGCGGCGACGGTCGGATCATCCATGGGGTTCGGCGGCGGCGGTGGCGGCTGGTTCGGATCTGCCAGCGCTTGTGGCGGGACCATGTTGCGCAATCGCTTCGCGATGTCGTCAGCGCCAGGCCAATCCATGTTCTTTGCGAGCAGGTCAACAACGAACGGCGCAGCATCCGGCAGCATTTTAATGAAGTCGAGCATGCTTTCGCGCGCTTCCATGCGCTGCGTGCTGAAACTCTTTCCGATGCTGACGCGGACATCGAATCGCGCAACCGATAGGTCGTTGACAATGATGTCCTCGCCGTACTCTCCCTTGATCGATTTGTTGATCGGAACGAACTGCTCTTGATCATCTGCTCCCATGAGCCTGATCACGCGCTCGTTGTCGTAGACCTTGGGTATCAGTTCGATCAGCATCCGGCCGGCATGCTCAAGTGAGCGGCGCAGGTTGTCGATGAAGTGGTAATTCGCCGCGTCTGCGTCCTGCTGCCTGCGGCCGATAGCTACGCCACTGGTTTCGTTCGAACGCGCGCCCAATGCGGCATCGTAGATACCCGTCGTCGCCTTCATGTCGTCACTCGCGACTTCCGCCTCCTGGATCAGGGCGGCAGGAATAGCGGGCGGTGCTTCGCGCTGCGGCTTCATGCCAGGCGCTTTTTCGTCCGGCGTATACGGCAGATACGGTTTGTTGTTGCGGTGCGCTCCGTCCCACGCGGCCTTATGCTCGGCGATCATCTTCGTCGTGACGATGTACGGCGCCTTTGGCTGTAGCGCGATGCTCTCGGCTACCGACGTGCGGTAGAAATTATAGAGTTGCTGCGCGTCCTTCGCAAACCGGATCACGCCGTAACGAAACGTTCGATTGTCAAGCGGCACTTCTGCACCGATCACCGGCACGATTGGGATGTTTGTGCCCAGCCACTCGTGCGGGCCTTCCAGTACCTCCGTGCCGGATACAATGTATTGCTGCACTTTGTAGCACAGTTGTTGCCTAGTGCGCTGGATTGGCGGCAGCATCTGCATCGACCAGTCGCTAAACCCCGTGATATCTAGGGTAGTGCCGTCCTGCATCAATGCGATGGTTTTCTCGTACGGCGTTTTGGTCCAGTATTCCGCCACGCGGACCGTGTCGGCGGTAGACCAGAAAAAACCGTTTCCGTTGCCGTCATTCGGCTTGTCGACAGACGTTTCTGCCGCCTTAGGCCACTTGGCCTTGAATGCCGACTGCGGCCAAACCTCGACGATGGCACGCCACATCGCATCGGATCTGTCCGGCTCGATCGCGGCCGGGTCGTCGTAAACGCTCAGAGGATTGCGGATAGATTTGAAGCGCAACTCTTGGTCAAATGCACTGTCCTCGGCGTATTCCGTGACGATGCGAAACCAGCCGATCCCGCAGGCAGCCTGATGTTCGGCTGCGGTCGAGAACACGTGTTGCGCGCTCGACTGATATTGTATCTGCCGAATCAGCCCGTCGAAGATGCGGGCGAACATCGGGTCAGACTTGTCGTCTTCCGGCGCCACTTTGATCGACAGGTCCGCTTGTCGGATATCGTTTGTAACCTGCCGCACGAATTGCGGCAGACGGTTGATTGTGAGCATGGGGCGGCCCGCAGCATCTCGCGCCCGGCGCACGTCGTATGGCCACTGGTCGCCCGCCAAAAACCGCAGATCGCTTGCCGCGTCGCGACGGTTGTCCTTGTCGTGGTCCCAGCTGTCCTGAATGCGCTCGCGCGCCTCCGTGACGATGGCGGCCTTTTCCGCCTTTGACAGCGTTTTAGGCTTGGTTTTCTCGTCGGCGACAGAAGGGATCACGACGCCATCCATCCGCAGTTCGCGCCGTCACCGTCTTCTGACGCCTGCACGGCGCTAATCTCGATCGCGTGCGTCAAAGCCGCAGCGTCGCCAAGATCAGGGCTAAAGGTAAGGCGTTCCTTGACGTGCTCCTTCGGCTCAAGAACAAGCTGTCCTGAGGAGTTGAAGCGGGTTGCGCCCGGCCCCCTGACCACGCTGCACAGGTCGCCCTGTAGTTCGTCGCTATCGGGGATCTGTACGCCGGCAGGGTCCTCGAACCACTGGCGGAGGTTGTCCCACATTTCAGCGCGACGGTTAGCATATGCCGTGGTGTTGTAGGCTCGCGCACCAAAATTCACGCCCTCCACCTTGTCGCCCATCAGCTCCCGCAGACGGTCATAGAGGCCTGCGCCGAGTCCGGTCGTGTCAATCGCGATCTTGGTCGGGTTGAGTTTGCGCGCGATCTGCTGAATTTCGCCCGCCGTCGCCATCAGGTCGTTGCTGTCGATGCGCTTGCAGATGTTGCCGCCAAGCCTCCGACCTTGCCTGTCCACAATGCCCGTCTTGTCGCCGCCGCCCCGTGCCGGGTCGACACCAAGCACGATCGGGCCATAACCGGCGACATTCGCCTTGCGAGCCCGCAGCACGGTCGCAGGCGCGATGAATGCGTCCGCGCCGCTGGTCTGGAATGCTTCGTCGGCATTGGCGGGATACTCCTGCCGGAACTGCCAGCACGGTTCGTCGGATGTGCCACCGGCGGCAACAGCAAGTTCGCGATTCTTGCGCCACGCCCAATAGGTCTGACCACGACGCAGCTGGTAGGCAGTCTCGTATTCTAGCCACGCTTCCGGCGGGCTCCAATCAGCCGGAGCGGCGGTCTCGTATTCCTCATGCCAAAACCACGGGATGAAAATCGCCTCGTAGTCGCTATCACCGCGCTCCGCTGCTTTCCATTCCGAATGGAACACGTTGCCGATCGAGTTAGCCGTGCTCTCGAATATGACCTCTGTTCCCGGTGCATTTGCGATGGCCTGCCGAATGCCGGCGGCGTGGTTCTGGGCATTAGGCCAGAATGCGACCTCAGAACCATGAAACAGCTGAATGGTCTGCGAGCGGCCGACCTCGGTAGAGCCAGCAGTGGCCACCTTGTAGCCGCTGTCCAGGATCGAGAACGAAAGTTCTTTTGCGTTCGCTTTGCCGGTCTGCGGTTTGACCAGCGGCGGGCAGTTGTCGTGAAAGCGGCGCGCCATGTCGAACAGGTTCTGGCTGGCGTCGTCGAGATGCGCGAGGATGAACGCTCGAACGCCGTAGCTGTGGCTGGTTTTCCAATACAGCCGGCCGCTGATGTAGGTGGATATCCCGACCTGCCGCCCTTTCAAAACCAGTGCGCGGATGCGGCCCTTTTCGCGAAACTGATTTTGCAATCTCTCGTGCAGATAGCGCTGGCTGGCATTGAGGCGGAACCGCTGAACCTCGCCGCGTTTCGTGCGGATGAACAGGCACCCGCGAGCGTAGGCTTCGAAGTCGGTCATCAGGAGCCGGCGCAGCTCCATCTCCCTCTCAGTTTGGGCGCTCATGCTCTTCCGAGTTGATGACGGCGTGCAGCGATTTCACGGCTTCTTCGTGCTCGCTGACTTTGACGTTGGCCTCTATAGCCGCGAGGCGCGGGTGGACATATGCCGCCGCAGCGATTGCCATAGTGTCTCGCCGCTTGAGATCCGGACTCGTCCGCATGACCTGCAGCATATACTCAAGTGGCGTTATTCCATCAGCCAGGACGGCGGCGGCTATTTCCTGCGTGCGCTTTGATAACGCACCTTTTTTTCGTCCCGCTCCGGGGCGCTTTCCACCCTTACCAGCCGACACTTTGATTTCCTTTGATTTCCGATTGATTTTTTTTGATTGAATTCATCAGGCAGCTTGCAGCTGTACACTGGCAAACTGCTTGAGACGGGCGAGAGATTCAGCGACTTTTGGGTCGTGCACCTCAACGGTGTGCACTTCGCGGGTGCCGGGAGCGGGAGTCGCGGCGGTCTTTGCGCCTGGCCAAATGATCTCGTGCGCATCGCGTCGGTTGCGTCCGGCGACGAACATTCCCACCGGGGCCATGATTATGCCCACGAGTGCGACCATTGCACTGATGAAGATCTGCACGAAGTTTTGCGTGGTCGCATCAGGGTTCAGCGCGGCTTCGGTGTCGGCGCCGGCATACGCGAGCACGAGCTGGCTGACAAATTTGTTCTGGTTGACGGCCTGGCTGGTTTTCTTCTCAGCGCTCTTGGCCTGGTTGCGGGCGGTGTCGAGCCAGCGCTTGGTGGCGTCGATCTTGTCGGTAAGAGCGGTCCGCTCTTCGAGAATGGCGATGCGCCCTTCAAGTGCCGCCTTCTTCGCCATCTCGGCGTTGCACTTGGTCTTGCAGCCGCCGCGAGCCGCTTCGATGTCGATCGACTTCTGATGGGTTTCGAGCTGTGCGCGAAGCGCGGTGGCGGTCACGGTAGGCGCCCAGGCGTTGGCGGCTTCAAGTTCTTTCAGTCGCGCTTCGGCAAGCTTCAGACTGCGCTTGCCTTCCTCTACACTGTCGCGGGTATCGTCGTACTTGGCGTTTTGAACTTGGGCGGTGTCGGCATCCATGACGCGCTGTCCAACAGTGTAGCCGACGTGGGTGTAGTAGGCGACGATGCCGAGCGGGATGCAGAGCAGGCCGAGAATGGCAGCAGTGCCACGGCGGCGATGCTCGTACTCGCGATAGGCGGCATCGGGCAGAAATGCTAGGAAGAACGCGCACAGAGCGAATCCGATCGCGTGCCACTTCGACATGCTGGAGCCGAATGCGTAGCTCATGCCAGCGTCGACAACGAGGGCGCCAGCGCCGAGGATGAGGAACAATTGCCCAATAGGCGTGAACTGGCCGACGTAGCGGCCGATGGCCGATTTAATCTTGATCATGTGGACGTGTCCTCCGTTGGGGGAACGCGGGGACTGTGAGTGGTGCGGTCGAGAATGACGATAGCCGCCCAGCAAGCGGCGAAAACGGCGATAGCGCCGATAATCAGCGCAGCGTCGGCAAGGATGTGGGCATTGCTTTGGGCGCATTTCCGGCTGCGCGACGGATGGATGGTCCGTCCGGGCTCGCTCTCGGCTCGGCTACGCGGGAATAGATGCTGCCACAGGGTCAACGAGGGTCCGACAACAAATTACCATATTCGAATTGATTTGGAAGTGGCTGATGAGTCACACGACGCAGGCCTTTTCTATCATCGATGCCAATTGCTCGGCATGGCCGGCGCGGCGCCGCAGTTCGGCCGCGAGTTCGGGCCAGATGCCGGGCGGTATTGGTCGCGCGCCGGCTAGCCACTGCCGCACCCGGCGATCGTCGATATTGAGCAGCCGCGCCACGTCGGTCTGCCAGCGCGGGCCGTACAGCGCCTCTCCGGCGGCGATCAGGTCGTCACGGGGCATGGGAAAATCGCTCCGGGCACGGCACGGCGACACGCTGCCAGTTGCCTTGCAACTGCCCCGGAAACTGCGGGGTGCAGGTGATCACGCGCCAGTCTACCGGCAGATTGACCGCCCACAGTGTGCGCAGCTGTTCGATAGCGGCGACGATACCGAGCACGTCGGGCTCGCCGGCTACTCCCGGCACCAGCCGACGGTACGCATCACGTCCGCGAATGCCGCTGGCGCGGGCGTTTCGCCACGGCCCCTCCGAGAACAGCTCCGGGCTCGCTGCCACACAGCCGTTCGGTAGTGAGACGTAAACCCACGTGCCGCCGGGGCCTGCACTACCGGCGCGCGCCCTGCGGTACTGCAGCGATTTCGAAATCGGGCCGCGCCACGGCCCGACCGATTGCATCCGCGTTGCGCCCGTGTGCATGGATTGGCTGGCTACGATGCGCAGATCGTCGAGGACGCTCATTTCAGCGCACCTCGCCGCACAGCCGTTCCACGTAGTCGACCGCGGCCGGCATCACGTCGGCGTCACGGTACTGGCTGTTGGCCGGCAGGGCAGCAATGATCGCCGATCGCACGTCATCGCGAGACTGGCCCGTGATGCCCTGGATAGCGGCAACCAGTACCCCGAACGTCTCGCCCATGTAGATGGCGCCGCTACGGATCGAGCGCGCCGACAGGTCAAACATTGTGCTGTGGTAGGCGTCAGCGTCCGCGACGCCAGCCCGGTCCCATTCCTGCTGCGCGACGAAATCGGCGAGGCTACCCATTGTGGTAGCCGCCACCATGGCGGCGGCAATAGCGGCCGAGCGGGTTAGACCGCCGGGGTTGGCTGGACCGTGCCGCAGCGCCTGGACGGCGACGACACGAGCCGCGTAGATCATGTCGTGGATTGTAGCGGTGGCGATGGTGGTCATCTGATCTCTCCGAGAGATACCGAGCGGCCCTGATTGGCCGTCTCTTGATCCTAAATATAGGTACATACTGGTCCGCTGTCAATGCTGAATTTCACGCCGCCTCCAAAATTTCCAACGGCGCCTCGATCTCGCGCATCGAGCCGAGAATGTCGATCAGGATCGACGCCCCCTTGGGGTCGGTGCGAGTGACACGGACGGTGTGACCAGCGAACGGCCCCTCGCTGATGATCGCCCTGTCCCCTAATTTGAGGCCACGGCCGACGCTGATCGTGGTCGGTGGCGCTTGCTCGGCAACCGCGATCAGGTGCATCACCTCGGGCGCGGGCAGTCGTGAGGGCCGGCCGTCCATGCCGAGCCAGCCGGTGACGACCTTCTGCAAGCTGTCGGGGAATTCCAGGCGGCTGATCGCGTACCAGTCGGGGTTTTCGACAAAAACATATCGCGGGAAAAGCGGGCGGGGGACAGCCACTTTCTTTTTATTGTGCGGGCTCGCGCGGCGGAACACGTACTCGATCGGCGCGAACGCACGGCATACCGGCGACATGGCCTCAACCGCCGCTCTCTCTCGCATCGGGGGGACAACGACGACGTACCAGCTCATTTCTGACCTCGCTTGACCTTGATCTTCTTGCTGTTGCGCTGAGCGATCTGCCTTGATGCGTCCAGGCGCTTGGTGTTCTTCACGGGCTTGCCGGTCTTCTTGTCGAGGCGGTAGCCGGGGATGGGGGTGCCGCGTAGCTTCATGGCCAGTTCGGTAGCTTGGGGTTGACGGGATCGCACCACGACAGGTCAATCAGACTGCAATGGCGTGGCTCTTCTCTGCGGCAGGCGGTTAACGCGAGGACGAGGATCACCGCCAC